CTGTTCAACAAATGTTGGACGGTACCCACAAGTTTCAAACCAAAAAAACTGTAGGTTTTAGTGATGCACAAGATGTTGCAAAACGAAATGAACGTCATGAAATTGGCGATACATGGGAAGAAACAGATCCATCATCTGGTACAATTTATGTTATCGAGCAAAAAGATGGCTTTCGAATTCGTAAACCAAAAAATTCAGAAGTATTCCAAGAAATCCGTGAAGAACTAAGAGCATTTCCTAATTGTCGAAAAGAAACATGTACATGTGCTGGTAGACACCCATTAGATCAGAAAATGCGTAGTATTCATGGAATGTGTTTTGATTGCACTATTGAAATGGAACACGAATTGAAAAAAGAAGGCAAATACGAAGAGTATGAGCAACAAAAAATTCGTGAAAATGCATTAGCATGGTTAGCATCAGCAGAACGTGATGTAGCAATGTTAAAAGAAACATATACTCAAGCATCTAAATTTGTTAGTAGTGGAAACGGAGATGTTGAATCATGGGCACAAAAAATGACCCCAGAACAATTCGAAGAAACAGTGCAAGCACAATTTGATAAATTCAAAGAAAACTTTTTAAACAATCTAAATAAGGAAACAACAAATGAAAATGATTAAAAAATATTGGGTAGCCATTGCAG